CGGCGCGCTGATTCAGGAACTCCCTGGATGTTGGATGTCCAGTATTACTACTCACAGGCTTTCGAGATCATTTAGATCTCTTCAAGCCGGGCTTTCGCCCTGCCTGGCCAGCACGTGCACGCTGACAGTGAGATAGTGATACTAATCCTGCAGTTCAGGCTGTTCTTTTTCTTTTTCTGCGATGTCTAGGTAAATAAGGAAGTCTGATATTAATCGCGCTTCACGTTTTGTTGTTGTAGGGTTTCCGAACCCTGGAAGGTAAATGATAGGTTGAGCGTTCAATATACGGTATCTCATAACCTCACTGTAATCTACGATTTCATCGCCTGAGAAACGGAGCGCTGCGAAGTCATCGCCGAGAGAGGCGATTTTAGCCAAATCTTCTTCACGTCTCATGGTACACTGAGATAGAAGGGATTCGATAAAATCTATTTGCTTTCGTTTGTAAGGAGGATCCAGTGACGTAGTACAGATATCCTTTATGCTTTGGAATTGGCTTTCTGTAATACGTAACGCGTGCCCTTTATGGGCTAGGAAATCGTGTAATACTGCATAATCGTCTACTGCTCTCTCTCTCCATAAGAAATATGCTAGGATATGCAGATCTCGGCTATCTGTAATCCCTAGATAATCTATCAAGGCCCGAGGATTTATAAAATGAAACGTTCCAAGGAAGTTGTAAAATACTTCCTTGTTAGACAGCTTACCATCGTAGAAGGCAAATACTACGCCGGTAGGCAGTGGGTTTATTTTATGTCCGCGAATAATATAATTTCTCGCGAACTCTATAGTATGCGGAGCTTGTGTTGAAACAAGCGTTTTGTTTTGATTAACAGTAACGCCTATTTCAGTCATAAATTCAACATACTTAGCATATTCCGGGAGAGCGTCACGCATTAGAAGATCATCACCAACAAGCGAGTATCTATCTACACTTACATTACATATTTCAGATACGATGTAGTGATGAAGTAAAGCCATGGATGACCAGCTACTGAACAGGCCCATACCCTGACCAACTTCATACCTTACTTCTGGAGCACTGTGTTCCAGCAGTGAATCCTTGGTTACGTATGATCTGTCAACGACGGATAACCATCGTTTAGCTATCTCGGATCCATTCATTCCAAGATTATGAAATAATCTATTTATGATTCTGGCTTGCAGTATCCGAGGTAAGCGATCAGTAGCCGCCGATAAATCAACGGATATAAAATTATCAGCATCTGGTTTATATATATCTAAACCAGAGCGATGGTTGAATGTTCGATCGGCAGGTATTAATTGCAGTAACTGAAACTGCGTTTTATGTATTGCAGACAGCGCGGTTTGGGTAATCCAATCCGCGACTACAATTATCCGTGCTTTACCACCTGGAGCAGTGAATGTTACAGTCCGGGAATGCACCTTCCCTTGTAAGTACTCCTTATCCCAGGCTACATTCGCGACCAGTATATCGAGAATATTAGTCAAGGCCGTGCCGTTCTTAAAGCATGAAGCAAGAGCGACGACGTTCTGAAGTAATGATCTATCGTTATACAGCGCGGCCACATCGGCTAGATAGTTGACGCTTGAATGACCAGAATTGGGCGACGACGCGTTTCCGGAGTAAATGAAGAGTTCGTTGAATTTATTGAGCTTATCAGCGTTCATATATTTGCTTATAAATGCATCTATACTAGCGTCTGAAAAGTATTTATCGATAATAATCTCAAGCGGTACGGTGCCGGTGTATCGGCCTGTTATCGTTGAAATATCGGCTTTGGCTTTAACTTTGAACTGTCTGTAAATGCATATTGCAGTGTGCAGCACGCTTAATATAGTGCGAGCTTGCTTACTGTCAATATTCGGGATGCATAATAACAGTGTTGTAATGCTATCCGACGACTTTACTAGACTATCTTTGTATGAACCGAGCTGAAGTGTTTCTAACGATGCAAGGTCGACCGCCTTGCCGTACAACTGAGACTCGAGCAGTTTAAATGCTTTGATTACGTCCGTTGGTTCCAACCTCTGTACTTTATCGCGTTTTCCAGTAGCTAAATGGTGTGATTCTAGTAACTTAGAAATGTCAGGCGTTAGGTTTAGGCCTTTAAAGCTACGTCTAATTTTCTTCGTGCTTTTTACAAACCGGCCCTCTAGCATATAATACACTATTGGATCCAGGTTATGTAATACTGCACTCAGCAGAGAATGATTGTCTGGCGTTAAGCCATAGACCCACTTTAGGTCTCGGATGATAAGGAAGAATTCATAATGTTTAGTTCGTCGTGGCATTGTTAGTATTACTAAAAGGCGGTTTCCGCCTGTTCCACTCACTGTCTTCTCTTAGATAGAGAACGGAGAGACCCGAGTTATCTCGGCGCCGAGGATCACTAAAGGTGATCGAAGGCGTAACTGATGCAGGCCTATATACGATTTGTGTTTTTGCCAGCCCACCAACACTGCTATTAAGCGTCACTAACACACTTCGGTGCGGCCGACCGGTAATGTTAATACCATTCTCGCATATGTATAGCGAACTTGTATGCCACTCATAGCCCGTCCCCCTATTATTAAGCATGACGCAACAGTATTTTGGTATAGTAAGAAGAAACTTACTATTTTATAATTAACACCCTGGAAAGGGCTAGCGAAACCGTGCATCATAACTCATATCCGGTATCCGGGCTTAATGTCTTCGCTGGATCATCGTATCGGTGTAGATAAATGCGACAATCGCGATTTGACTTCCTGACGTTTAAATAGTTAGTTGCCATCTAACTATACTCGGCTTGCTGATTCAGGAACTCCCTGGATGTTGGATGTCCAGTATTACTACTCACAGGCTTTCGAGATCATTTAGATCTCTTCAAGCCGGGCTTTCGCCCTGCCTGGCCAGCACGTG